GCCTAAATGGGCTTACGCTAGTAGAGAGTTGGCTAGTAGAGGATGAAACACACGACAAGTCTAGGAAGTATGGCTTAAACGTACCTGTGGGTACTTGGATGGGAGTAGTTAAAGTAAACAACGATGAAGTTTGGAATGACTATGTAAAGACAGGTAAAGTAAAAGGTTTCTCAATAGAAGGCTATTTCATTGACAAGATGGAAAGACCTAAAGAGCCTATAAACGACTTTGAAGAAGAAGAAGCAGAGGAGATGCTATCTTATATCCGTAGAATAGTAAGAGATGACAAACGCTATAAGGATGGTAAGAAAGAAGAACTAGAAAGCTATTCAGATTATCCTGATGCTGTAAAGAACAACGCACAAAGAGGCATAGACCTAAACAAAGAAGTAAACAATAAGTGTGCAACAGACGTAGGTAAGATACGAGCGCAACAACTAGCACAAGGAAAGCCTATTAGCGAAAGCACTATAAAACGTATGTACTCCTACTTGTCAAGAGCAGAGGTAAATTACGATGAAAGCGATACTAAAGCCTGTGGTACTATATCCTACTTGTTGTGGGGTGGTAAGGCTGCCAAGAGATGGGCAGAAAGTAAGTTAAAAGAATTAGGAGTATTAGAGTTGGCAAGTGAAGTAGTTAGCGACAGTATGGCTATTATAGATGATAGACTAGCTTACGCAACTAAAGAACTAGCAATAAAAGCAGCACAGGACATAGGTTGTGAGAGTTATCACGAACACGAGTATGAGGGTAAGACTTGGTTTATGCCTTGTGAGCAACACAAATTAGAAAAGCCTTGTACAGCAGGATATAGACAGTACGGTATGAAAGAGAAGGATGGTAAGTTAGTACCTAATTGTATACCTATTAAGTGATGGCTAAAAGAATTGAAGTAGCGCATATAGTAAAACCTAAAGTAAAAAGAAAGGGTGTACACGCTAAAACTAAAATGTCAAGCATAAAAGGCAGTAAGAACTATAAGAAAAAATATAAAGGACAAGGCAAATGTTAAAGAGATTTTTGACACCATCACACACAAGCCCTAAAAGCAGTAAACGTGGATGTTTATGTGCTGACAAAAACACTTACAGTACTAAATGCTGTAAAGGTAAACTAATCAATCAAGGTATTGGTAAAATTTAAAAATGTAAAATAAGTTAAATAAATAGTTATAGTTATATGAAAGCAACCGAAATGTTAAATAAGATTAAAACCTATCTAGGCGAAGATACTACTGACATTGTAGAAAATGTTGAAGCCCAAGAGAAGGTAGAACTAGCAACTGCAAAGCTAGATAACGGTACTGTGCTAGAAGCAGAAGCGTTTGAAGCAGGAAACGAAATATTTATAGTTACCGAAGATGACACAGTACAAAAAGTAGCATTGCCTGTTGGCGATTATACTATGGAAGATGGTAAGATGCTAGTAGTAGCAGAAGAAGGCATTATTGCTGAAATCAAAGACCTAGAAGAAGCACCTGCTGAAGTAGAAGCTGAAGAAGAAGAAATGGGCTATGTTACTAAAGAAGAACTAGCAGAAGCAGTATCAGAAATCAAAGCTATGATTGAAGATATGAAGAAAGAAGAAATGAGTGAAGAAGTAGTTGAAGAAGCAGAAGTAGAATTATCAGAGGAATTACCGAAAGAAGTAAAAGAGGAATTGTCTGAACCTGCCGCCGAGCCTATTGCTCATAACCCTGAACAAAAAAATAACAATATTGGTGTAAAGTTTGCACAAAACAGAAAGCAAACAACACTCGATAAAGTAATGTCTAAAATTAACAATTAAAATTAAATAAAATGCCAAACCCAACTATTACAAGTTCAAGTTACGCAGGAGAGTTTGCAGGAAAATATCTTGCTGCTGCTCTTTTGTCTGCTGATACACTAGATAGCGGAACTGTTACTATTTTACCAAACGTAAAGTATAAAGCTGCTATGAAAGTAGGTTCTTTTGGAAGTCTTGTCCGCTCTGCTGACTGTGATTTCGATAGTTCTACTTCAACAATGACACTAACTGAAAAAGTACTTACTCCTGCTGAATTGCAAGTAAACTTACAAATCTGTAAGAAAGAATTGCACGCAGATTGGGAAGCTGCTCAAATGGGCTTTAGTGCTTTTGATGAATTGCCACCTTTATTCTCTGACTTCGTTATCGCACAGGTAGCTGCTGAAGTTGCAAACGCAACTGAAACTTCTATTTGGTCAGGTAGCACAGGAGAAGGTTCTTTTGACGGCTTTGATACACTTTTAACTGCTGACGGTGGTGCTGATGTAACTGCTGTTGCTATTGATAGCACAAACGTAGTAGCTCAATTAGGTGCTATTGTAGATGCCATTCCTACAACTGTATACGGTAAAGAAGACCTTAACCTATATGTATCTTCAAACATTGCTAGAGCGTATGTACGTTCTTTAGGCGGATTTGTTGCTACTATCGGTGGTGCAGGTACTGACAACAAAGGTTCACAATGGTACAACGGTGGTCAGCTTACTTTTGAAGGCATCAACCTAGTTGTTGCTAAAGGACTTGCTGATAACACAGCGGTAGCTGCTCAAAAAAGCAACCTATTCTTTGGTACAGGTTTATTAGATGACCGTAACGAAGTTAAAGTTATTGATATGGCTGACCTTGATGGTTCACAAAACGTAAGAGTTGTGATGCGTTACACAGCAGGTGTACAATACGGAGTAAGAGGCGACATCGTTCTTTACTCATAATATTAACCAACATAAAAGGGGTGGGCTAGGAATATCCTACCTGCCCTTTTTTAATAAATAAATAAATATGAGTTGTGCAATAACAAAAGGTAGAGGTATAGGCTGTAAGGCAGCTTATGCAGGTATCAAAAATGTATACATACTTGATTATAGCGCAGTAGTAGCAGCGTTAAGCCCATCATCAGGAACGGTAACACTACCAACTGATGCAAGTGCTGAATTTTTCAAGTTTGAAGTAAAAGGTGGTCAAACATCTTTAGAGACAAGTGTTTCATCGAGTAGAGAGAATGGTACGACATTCTATGAAAGTACACTAAATATTACTTTTCAAAACCTAGATGTTGCAACACAAGAAGAAATAAAACTTCTTAACAGAGGTAGAGCGCACTATGTTGTTGAACTATATCCTGATGGTACAGGTACTACAAAGTACTTACTAGTAGGAAAAGACAACGGTGCAGAGGTTACAGGCGGTACTATTGTAACAGGAGCAGCAGCAGGAGATTTACAAGGCTTTACACTTACAGCAGTAGCTAGTGAGGTTAATCCACCATTCTTCGCAACTGTGCCTGACGAAAGTGCTACTACACCTATTACTCCTGCTTAATATATTTTTTATATATTTGTATAGAGTATAGTTTTGTTTTGATTATGATAGAGGGGGGGTGTAAAAGCCCTCCTTTTTTTTATTACAAATTCTCGCTTTTTTGCGTTATACTTATATGAAGATTGTATCAGTATCGCAAACACAAACATTTAAGTATATACCAAGAGCAGAGTATGTTACTCAAACGCTCACATATACTGTTACTGATGAACAAACTAACAAGTCAGAAACAATTACAGCATCTACTATTGTTGATAGCAACGAGAACTTTCTAACAGCTACTATGACATTTGGCAGCAGCAATGCACCATTTAGAGAAGGACACTATTACACGCTAGAAGTTTTAAATGGCACTACAATAGTTTATAGAGATAAATTGTTCTGTACAGCACAGACACCTGTAACACAAAGCAGGTACAATGTAAATAAGAATGTTTACGATACAAACGATACACACGATAACGATTATATAGTACTATGATACACGCATTAACATTATCTAACTATGTAAGCCCTACTATTGAAGAAAAGAAGAATAAGGCTTTTGTAACATACGGAGATAAAAACTCTTACTTTCAGTACCTAATAGACCGCTATAATGGTAGCCCTACAAACAATGCTGTTATAAACGGTATAAGCGAGATGATATACGGCAAAGGTTTAGATGCTACTGACAGCAACAAAAAGCCTGATGCATACGCACAAGCTATTACACTACTGCATAAAGATTGTTTACGCAAGTTGTGTGCAGACCTTAAATTGTTTGGGCAATGTAGTATGCAAGTAATTTATAGTAAAGACAGAAAAAAGATAGCAAGGGTTGAGCATATACCTGTTGAACAACTAGCAGCTGAAAAGTGCAACGATAAAGGAGAAATAGAAGCATATTACTACTCTAGTGATTGGGCTAAATACAATCGTATTAACCAAGTCAAGCGTATACCTGCTTTTGGTATGAGTAATGAAGCTATCGAAATTGTTTACGTTAAGCCTTACAGAGCAGGATACAAGTACTATGCCACCCCTGACTATCAAGGTGGGTTGCAGTATGCAGATTTAGAAGAAGAAATATCTAACTTTCATATAAATAACATACAATCAGGACTATCTCCTAGTATGCTTATTAACTTTAATTCAGGCACACCAAGTGCAGAAGAAAGAGAACAGATAGAAAGACGTATCTATGATAAATTTTCAGGCAGCAGTAATGCAGGTAAGTTTATACTATCATTTAACGACAGCCCTGAAACAGCAGCTACAATAGACCCTGTACAATTAAGTGATGCGCACAATCAGTATCAGTTTTTAAGCGATGAGAGCAGCCGTAAGATACTTGTAGCACACAGGGTAGTGTCTCCTATGCTTTTAGGTATTAAAGACAACACAGGGCTTGGAAACAACGCAGAGGAGTTAGAAACAGCAACAAAGCTAATGATGAACTTGGTCATTAAGCCTTTTCAGAACTTACTTATAGAAGCGTTTGACCAAATACTAGCATACAACGATATATCTCTTAACCTATACTTTAAAACACTACAACCGTTAGAGTTTATAGACATTGACAAAGAACTTATTGATGACGAAACACAAGAAGAAGAAACAGGTGTAAAGTTAGCAAGTGATGTGGATAAGTTTGTAGACACAGAGATTGCGGATGCACTTATAGATTTAGGTCAAACAGAAGAAGAACTTCTAAAGGACTTTGAACTTATAGACGAACAAGAAGTAGACTATGACAATGACGATGACCTTAACCAAAAGATAAAAGAGTTAAACGAACAAACCGAGTTAGCTAGTACAGGAAGCGCAAAGCCATATCAAGACAGTAAGCAAGACGGAAAGTCTAAACAAAAAGGTCAAGAGGACAAAACATATTTAGTTAGATATATGTATGCGCCCAATAAAACTAAAAACACATCAAGAGAGTTTTGCAAAAAGATGGTAAGTGCTAAAAAAGTGTATCGTAAAGAAGATATAAACGCTATGACTGACAAAGTAGTTAATTCAGGATTTGGCAAAGGTGGTTCTGATACTTATTCAATATGGCTTTATAAAGGAGGAGCAAGATGCAATCACAAATGGTTTAGACGTATTTACGCACGTAAGGAAGGGTCTAAAAGTCTAGGTAATGTAATTAGTACAACAGAAGCTAAAAGTCAAGGATTTAAGCCTGAAACTAACGCACAGAAAGTACCTGTTGCACCTAAAGATATGAAGTATAAAGGTTATACTGCTGCTTATTGGAACAAAATGGGATTTAAAAACTAGATATGGCAACAGCATTATTTATAAATAGAACAGACCTTGTAAAGAACAGCATACTTGATGGTAATGTAGATACCAATAAGTTTATACAGTTTATTAAGATAGCACAAGAAATTCACGTTAGAAACTACACAGGTAGCAAATTATACGACAAACTACAAGCTGATATTATAGCAGACAATCTAACAGGCAATTACCAAACGCTAGTGGATGAGTATCTTGCGCCTATGCTTATACATTTTGCTATGGTAGAGTATTTACCTTATTCAGCTTATCAGCTAAAGAATGGTGGACTATTTAAACATTCTAGTGAGAACGGAGAAACACCTAGTAAAGATGAGGTGGACTTTTTAGTACAAAAAGAAAGAAACCTAGCGGAGTATTACACAACAAGGTTTATAGACCATATGAATTTTAACAGTAATTTATTCCCTGAATATAATAACAACTCGGATGACGATGTTTATCCTGATAAAGATAGTTTATTTAACGGATGGGTACTGTAACATACAAACCAAAGACAAAAAATATAGTTAAACTTAAAAAGTTTTTAGATGCCAAACGAAATATATCACAGAAGCGAGTGGGGAAATCCTAAAGCAGAGGGCTTTGGAGATGTGTACTTTGACCCTGCTGCTACTAATAAGCTATACAACCATTCTGACAATTACGAGAACTCTGATGGCACAGATAAGATATTAAGGGATATACCTAACAAAGCGAGTATTGTCTTAACTCCTACTGCTTATAGTGATGGTAGCTTAAATACTGTTATACCGCCTTATCAGGTCTTACCACAAGAATTAGTTACTAATGGGGATTTTAGTGATGGTACAAATAATTGGACACTTGATGATGCAAGTAATGGCAGCATATCAGTAGTTGATGGTAAATTAGAAATTGTATCAAATGGTGGAGCAGGTTATCCTGTTGTTAAGCAAGGCATTTCAACTTCAATAGGTAAAAAATATAGTGTTACTTTTAGTGTTACTAACAATACAACAGGTTTTTGGTTTAGGGTAAGTCAATTTGAAAGCCATTTATCAGGAGATACAACTTTTTATGCTAATGATAAAACTTCATTAATAAACTTCAAAGGAGAATTTACCGCAATATCTACAACATCATATCTAAAGATATTTGCAGAACAAAATGACGCAGGTAGTTTTCAAATAGATGATATATCTATAAAAGAAATACAAGAAGCCGACTTTGACTTTTCAAGAGGTTCAAGTGCTACAAGAGTAAACGAGAAAGGACTTATAGAAGATGTTGCAAGTGGTATACCAAGAATAGATTACACAAGTGGACAGGGTGCTTTGCTTTTAGAGCCACAGTCAACAAATTATAGTAGAAATAGCGAACAACCCTCAACGTGGCATTCAAGCAACGGCGTAACAATAACCGCAGACGCAACAACCTCGCCAGACGGTACAACAAACGCTTCTTTGGTAGTTATAAATACAAGTAGCGATTTAAGGTACGCAAGAAATTTAATTGTTTTTCCAAGTGGAAGTGGCACACAAGCCGTAACATTGAGTTGTTTTTTAAAGTATTACAACAATCAATGGGTTAGATTAAAAAGTGCTTTTTTTACTGGAAGTGCTGCTAATAATGAAGGTAGTTTTTTTGATATTCAAAACGGTGTTTTAGGAACTGTTAATTCAAATCAAACGGCTAAAATGGAAGATTATGGCAACGGTTGGTATAGATGCTCAATAACTTTTGACATTGACAAGGACACCGATAGTAATGGATATATGGTTGTTGAAACAATGAGTAATGACGACACAAATACATACGCTGCAATAGGTCAAGGCGTTTATGCTTTTGGTTCACAAGGTGAGGAATTATCGTTTATGACTTCATACATACCACTACCGACAGTTAATTCTGTCACACGCTCGGCTGACGTAGCAAACAATAGCGGTAATGCTGACCTGTTTAACGATAGTGAGGGTGTTTTGTATGCGGAGATTGCTGCACTTGCTGATGATGGAACTTTTAGAAGTATATCTATAAGTAGTGATGCAGGATATAACAACTCAATAATGATAAGGTACATAAGTACATCTAATCAGGTTAATGTAATAACAAGAATTAGTGGTGCATTAAATAATACGTCGGTTGATGTAAATGATATAACTGAATTTAATAAAATTGCTTTTAAATATAAGTCAGAGGATTGTGCTTTATTTATTAACGGTGTAAAAGTAGCGACTTCTACACAAGCGTTTAACTCGTCGGGTATTAATAATTTATCGTTTGATAGGGGTAACGGTGGTACGCCCTTCTACGGAAACGTAAAATCCCTTGCAGTATTTAAAGAAGCATTAACAGATGCAGAGTTGGAAAGTTTAACAAGTTGGATTAGCTTTACAGAAATGGCTACCGATTTAGAATACACATTAGAATGAGTATATACGACAAGGCATCTTTAGTACAAATACCAAGTGGCTACAAAAGTGGTACGCTATATTCTGTTGTGCCTAATACTGCCGATGGAGACTTTACAGTTACAGGCGACCCACAAGGCGAAGCAACAAGAGTAAACAAAGACGGTCTTATAGAAACGGTATCAGCTAACGTACCAAGACTTAACTATAACCCTACAAACCCACAAGACCCTACTTTACTATTAGAACCTACAAGTACAAACCTATTACAACGTAGTGAAGATTACGATAATGGTTATTGGTTAAAAGCAAGGGTAGGGAGTAGTGCGACAGGATTTACAGCACCTGATGGAAGTAGTAATGCTACATATTACGAACAGGCGAGTGGACAAACTACAGCAGCAGTAATATATAAAAGTGGCTTTACAAGTGCTTCAAGTGGCGTATATACATTTTCTATATGGGCTAAAAAAGCTGAAAAAAGATATTTGAAGTTACAAACCAGAGCAAACAGCGCAACTTACAGGACAGTTTTCGATTTACAAGACGGTGTAATTACTTACGATAGTGGTAACGAAAACGAAAAAATAGAGGAATATCCTAATGGTTGGTATAGATTAAGCGTACAAAGAACTTCAACTACTACTGACGATATAATTGTATATTACTATTTAAACGACAGCGCAGTTCAAAGCGATACGGTAACAGATAGTGGCGGTGTATATATATGGGGTAGCCAAGTAGAAAAAACTAACCATTTAACAAGTTACATACCAACAACAACAGCGCAAGTTACAAGGACGGCAGATACTTGTAAACTAGAAAACTTTGCTGACATTCCTACATCTTATCCATTTACTGCTTTTGTAGATATGGATATTATTGAAGATGAAAAGGGATATGGTTTTTCAATTTTAGATATATCTTCAAGCGCAAATTATTTTTCTGTTGGTTATTCGGAAGATGGTGGTAATTTAGGTAAGTTTAGGTTTACCAATAGGGCGCAAGGAACGGCTTACAACTTTAATACAATTTCAACATACGGAACAGGAAGATACAAAATAGCGGTCAAATTTATATCAGCTACTAACTTAAAGGCATTTATAGATGGTGTAGAGATTGCAGATTATACTCACGCTTCAAGTGCATTTAATACAAACATAAATGATGTCTTATTAGGTCAATTAAGAGTTGCAGGAGATACAAGCGACAGAAGCCCAATACACCAATTTATGCTATTCA